CATGCAGCAAATACTCGCATCATTTTTTCTTCTGCCTTAGAACACTGCATGGCAAAGTTTGCCAGTTGCTGATTCGTCCGCTCAAATTCCCATTGCCTGGCAATTCCACTGCTTGTATCTTGCGAGGTATTAATGACAAATGATAGATTCGCCATACGATACATTTCTTGTATAAGCGAAGCTATTTGTTTTTGCAGAATAGCTGCAGGATCAGATGGCGGAGCAATGAATTCCGGAGCATGTCCCGCTTCCGGGGCAAATCCCAAAGCATTATTAGTCCCTACAACTAAATCATTAACATCCATTGACGGGATTACTAACAGCGGAAACGTCTGACTACGTAATATTTCCCCCAGCCAAGAGCAATGATTATACAGTGCTTTTGCCGTGTTTGCGATGGGCATAAGTTCTGGCTCTGGAAACACCGTCTTTTGTTCCAGTAAACGACTGAACAGCGGAATGACAGGAACCATGCCAAGGTGATGTTCACCCTCAGTTTTTTGAACATCGTCACCCCATATTTCCCATCTGTTTCTGTCGAAATACGTATATCGATATTGTATTGACCCATCTTTGATGCTAGCTATTTCTTGAAAGCGTATGTACAGTAAATTTCCCGTCTTATCAATCCCAAACTCTTGTACATTCTCAGGACCTACTGCATACGCATAGGGAAACTGCCTTGTATGTAACATATCTGCAAGATTTTCCGCCTCATGCTGCCGAGCATTGTCAACAATGATAAATGATACCCCGTATACTTTCGCCATAACTGCAGCCCGTTTCATAAACATATGAATACCTGTACCGTTGCCATCAACATCTTCTGAAAATGCTTTTATCAATGCTTCAGCAGATCCACTATAGTCACGTAGCGGCTGCCTCTTGAAAACAGGATCAACCAGTGCATTTACAATAGGCGCAAAATAATTCAGGTAGTAAGCACTTAATTTTCTAGCCGTATAGTCTTCAGCGCTCTCTCGTTTATGTTTGCTTAAGTATGCCCCGTTAGCAAATCCACCTGTTCCATAATATGCGTCTCGTAACAATTGATAATTACGCATGTCTGCTCCTTCCTAATAGTTAATACGTCGTACCACAACTTTATCATGATTCATTGCTTCTGATATGCCGTAGCGCACCGCATCAATAGCATGATTGTTCTTGTCCGGATATGCCGAAATATATTGCCCGTCCTTATTCATTTCATATTCATAAGAAACAAACTCTCTGTACGTATTGGGGCATCTTCGCTTGTCAATATAGATATGAAAACGCTCCTGAAGCCATTTTATGCCATACTCTACACTGTCCGGTCCCTTTTTCGGGCCGTATATGTTTAGCCCATAGCGGCGCATTTCAGCAATTGACTTTGCTTCCGCGCCGTCTGCCCCTACCATACGTCTTCCTACACGTCCTTTTATCAAATCATATACGGTTTTATTGAACAGTTTGATGCTATATATTTCATCAAATATATACAGGTCCTCGTGCTTAGAATCATAATTCATGCCTACGTAAGCCAGCGGGTCCAGGCTGAATCCGAAATCAAGGCCATGATGCAAATGGTCAAACTGTGCAATCATGTCATCACTCATAACCATATCTGCTACGTTCTCAAATACGCTGCCGCCTGTTCCTGTTACTTCGCCCATATATTCATGCATATAATATGTTTCATTTTTTTCTTTTAGTTTGTTCGCTTCTAACAGGAACTGCTCTCCAAGCCATTCTTTAGGCACTTGCAAATATGTCGAGTGATCAACCAATCGATCCGCATCATCGGACAGTTGCTCTATATTTACCCAACTGTCTCTGCTTTTTGGCGGATTAAAACTGTAGAAGCACCAGTATTCAGGGCCACCGCGCAACAATGATTGTGTTATGTTACGAATTTCATTCATGCCGGCAAATTGATCCAGCTCTTCAAACCAGACAAGACCTACATACCCAAACGGGAGCTTCAGTGACTTGATTTTACTCTTGTCATCGACGCCCAGGAACAGTATCTTCTGCCCTGTCCGCTTGTACGTTATTTCCGGTGGGGAAGTAATGACTTTGAATTTACCAGTAAGCTGTAATACCTCTATCGCCCATTCTAGCTGCGGAAACACAGAGTTACGCAGCGTATTGCCCACTTTTCGCATCACTACGATATGGCAGTCCGGATGCTGCAGCAATAACAGCAATAACTCCAAACTGACGAACGAAGACTTTGTTGAACCACGTCCGCCCTTAAGCCAATAGTGCGTATGCTTGTGCTGTTTGCAGTCTCTGTGAACGCCCATAAAATGCGGTGCCATTACCTGTGATAGCTTAACCTTCTTCATGATTATCACCTGAGTCATCTATAATCTGTACATCATCCAAATCGCCATGACATGATTCTGCCGCAGACACCTCGGCTTTTAGCTTAGCGATCCGCAGCTGCTGTTCTTCGTCAGCCTGACCGGCTCGACACAGTTCTTCATACTGCTTGATCATATTATTCAACGTCCCCATTGCCCGCGATTGGGCCATTAAAAAGGCAGCCTGCTTTTCATAGGCTTCCGTATACTGATACGTATCTGCTTCTTCACTCTCCATGACCTGACGTTTGGTTACGTCTTCCGCATCAGCTACATACATGATCTTTTGTGCTCGAATAATGGCAGCATACTTAATGCAGATATTATCCCAAAGGATATCTATAGGCGACTTCTTCTCTATGGCCTGCACCAGCTCCGCCGTTTCCGGTGGCAAGTATTTAGCAAACAGTCCATGCGTAACAGCCTTCTGATTATGTTCCGGACCACCTGGTCCGCCCCGATTTCCAACTGCATTTGTATTACAAAAAGGTGCACCCTTTTTATCTTTAGGTGCACCTTTTTTCAGCGTCTTGCGCTGCCAATTATTCCGTTGTCTCCAAGACTTTATTGTATTCACGGAAATTCCGTATTTTTCAGCAATTTCCTTGTATTTCATGCCTTTAACATAATCGGCATGAGCCTTGTCTCGAACCTCCATTACATAATCACCACCGCCTCATTGTGTTGGTTTTGAAATTGGCAAGAAAACGAATTATTTATTAGACAATTATTATTGTGCAAAGTAGTGTTATAATGAATAACACGGAGCCACATAAATGGTGGATGCCGAATATAAATTCAATGTTGCAAAATTAGCAAAGCCATTAATTATACAATTTGTTGATTTTAAAAATGTTAAAACACAATATATTGATAAAAAACACTAAAAATGAAAATCATCATTTAATAAATGCATTTATCGAATTTGACAAACGCTAAAAATGAGTTATATTTTAATTGAAGTTTATCAACCCATAGAGCAATGAAACTCTATGTTCCAGGCGCTACGAACACCAGGAACAAAAAGAAGGTCTAATTAGGTGATGCTTGTCCATCTAATTAGGCCCTTTTTTATATTAAATCTGTGAACCATATCTTTTCGATATTGGGAAATATCTAACAGTGTGATAAACTATTCATAGGGTTTCCATCTTCTCATTCCCATTGAGGGGAGGTGATTCTATGGGTTTTGATAAACACGGCCGGTATATTTTACGGGCGTCTTTTACCGATAAGAACGGCGTAAAACATTACGCTCGTGATTACGGGAAGAGATGTTTTAAAATATATGTAGGTAAATAGCTATTAGCTAGATACCTTCCTCCATGAAGATGGGATCCGGCTCCCTGTTGTTATTCGTAGTAATAACAGGGTAAAAGAAAGCCGCTGGCATCATTTGCCGGCGGCTTTATCTTTTTCCTAATTTTCACATTACCAGTATACCACACATTCCCTGCCCAAACCTGCTACAAATCTGCTACAATAAAAAAGTTATCCACAATTACAAATATTATTCTTCAAAATTTAGAGAAATTTGCTTCGGTCTTTTTATAACATCTATTACTTTTAACACCCTATAAGTATTCTTTATGGAAGAATCCTGTTCAATAGTTTGTGTTATTTCTAAAAGAACCTTTAAAGTATCGCCATTAGTAAAAGATATTATGCTATCCTTAACTTGTTTAACGAATGTTTCATCGGCTATATTTGCATAAATTTTATCAGTTCCAAGTAATAATCTCCATTTATTATTTTCTTCAAAACTTAGACTTAATATTTTTACTAATACTTCTTGTGTGGAGACATTAGTGATTGGTTCTAAATGATCGGTTATGTCAAAATATACTATTTCATTCTTATCAATTCTAGACACTATTCGATCATCTTTTTTTCGTACATCTCTAACTTCAAATGAATCTATACCATCTAATTTAACAGGATCGAGTACTTTCTGAATGCTTTCTCTAACAGGAACAGACTGATAAATATTTATAACAGGCTGTTTTATAGTAAGATGTTCACCTTCAACATGAATGGTTACAGTTCCATCTTTATTATCGGTGGCCTTCTCAATTTTTCTACCTTTAAGCCACTTTAATAATCCTAATAAACCACCGCCTATAATGCCTCCATTTACTACAATACCAAGAGCGCTACTTATATTTTCCATGGTAAATGCAGTATCGCCAAACATTGATTGAACTTGCGCAAACACAGAACGGATCAATTCTAATTGTATTTCAAATGACCCTTTTTGAAAATCAGCATTTACATTAACCGCAATTTCAGAATCGTCATGATTCAGCACTTTGTTGCACTCACTTATAAGATTTCCAAAAGCTATTAAAGCTGGTCCCAAATTACGAACATCCATAGTTCCGTTATCAACAAGATGACCACAATACGCAATACATATTTTCGTTGTTGACTTTATCATGTGCATCACCTCGTTAATTAGATTTTGCATTGTACCACAAAATTTATTAAATCAATTATAACACATATGCAGAAATATACTATTGACAATATTTCATAATCATGCTTCATCAAACACAAGATCAATCTGAATCGGAATATCCCCCGGCCCAAATATCATGCCAGCCAGCACCTCCAGTATCTTTTCGTTGCGCTTCCGGCAGTATCCTTCAGAACAGTATGCCGTCCGTGCCGTGATATGCCATGAAAACGCTTCGACATACTTGCTCCATATGATTGCCCTATCTGTCTCTCCTAAAGCGTCCAGTGACCGATTAAGGCGATTCATGAACGGCTCTATTGTAGATAACTCAGCCTGCATCATCATAATTTTCTTTTCCATGTCTTCCTTGCCAAAATATTCTCGCTCCTGTTGACTTGTATTTTCCCCACTACCACTGGGAGTAAAAGATAAGGTAGGA